CTAAAACAAGATCTAAAGGTGACAAAAGAACAGAACTTATTTTTGATGGTTCACCATTACAATCAGTAGAACTATTAGCAGCATCACTACATGGTATGTTAACTAATCCATCTACACCATGGTTCTCTTTAAGATTTAAACAAGATGATATGGAGAATGAGGATGAGGCAAAAGAATGGTTAGAGTCTGCAACAGAAACAATGTATGCAGCATTTAATAAATCAAACTTCCAACAAGAAATTTTTGAACTGTATCATGATCTAATTACTTTTGGTACGGCAGCAATGTTTATCGAAGAAGATGATGAAGATGTTTTAAAATTTTCTACAAGACACATTAACGAAATCTTTATTGCTGAAAATGATAAAGGCAGAATCGATACAGTATTTAGAAAGTTTCATATATCTGCAAGAGCAGCAATACAAAAGTTTGGCGACATATCAATTAACATTGCAACCAAAGCAAAAAAAGATCCATACGAAGAAGTAGAAATACTTCATGCTGTTTATCCAAGATCTGATTTTAATCCAAAGAAACAAGATAAAATTAATATGCCATTTGAATCTATTTATTTAGATGCAGAGTCTGGTGATGAATTATCTGTATCTGGATTTAAAGAGTTTCCATTTGTAGTACCAAGATACTTAAAAGCATCACATGAAATCTATGGTAGATCTCCAGCAATGACAGCATTGCCTGATGTTAAAATGTTAAATGAAATGTCAAAGACTACAATCAAGTCTGCACAGAAACAAGTTGATCCACCTTTATTAGTTCCAGATGATGGATTTATGTTGCCGGTAAGAACTATCCCCGGTGGTTTAAATTTTTACAGAGCAGGAACTAGAGATAGAATTGAACCATTAAACATTGGAGCAAACACTCCACTAGGTTTAAACATGGAAGAGCAAAGAAGAAACTCAATTAGAAATGCTTTCTATGTAAATCAATTAATGATGCAGAATGGTCCACAGATGACAGCAACAGAAGTAATACAAAGAAACGAAGAGAAGATGAGATTACTTGGTCCAGTATTAGGTAGACTACAATCTGAATTATTAAAACCATTAATTGATAGAACTTTCTCAATCATATTAAGAAAGAATTTATTCAGACAAGCTCCAGAATTTTTATCAGGTAAAGATGTAGAAATTGAATATGTATCTCCATTAGCTAAAGCACAAAAGTCTAGTGAGTTACAATCAATCATGAGAGCTATTGAGATTATGGGTAGTCTATCAAATGTTGCTCCAGTATTTGATCATATCAATATGGATAAATTAGTTAGACACTTGGCAGACATTGTAGGTGTTCCGCAAAAAATATTAAAACCACAATCACAATTAAATGCTGAAAGACAACAAGCACAACAACAACAAGAACAAATGCAACAAATGCAACAGCTACAACAAGTAGCTCAAGCAGGGAGAGATATAGCACCACTAGCAAAGGCTTTACCAGAAGAAGCTAAAGCTGTAGCGAATGCTGAAGTGGAATAATATGGAAACAAATAAACAGCTGGAAAGCATAATAAAAAAATTAAGAGACAACTATCAATATATTTTTAATACAGAAGAAGGCAAACAAGTCTTATCTGATTTAGAAAAAAGATGTCATTATCATTCTACCACTAATGTAAAAGGTGATAGTCATGAGAGTGCATATATGGAAGGTCAACGCAGTGTACTTCTATTTATAAAACAAATGCTGCAAAAGGAGAATAAAAATGTCAAATGAACAGATAACACAAACTGATGTGCCTGTAGCAGAGACAACACAAACTACTACAGACACTCCTAAACAAACAGAACAAGCGGTTAGTTCTACAACAACAGAGCAACCAACTGTTGCTAAATCTTGGAAAGAAACAATCTCTGAAGAGTTTAGAAACGATCCTAACATTTCTAAATTTACAGAAATAGATGCGTTAGCAAAAAGCTACATCAACGCAACTAGAATGATTGGTCAAGATAAAGTTGCAGTGCCTAATGAAAACTCAACTGATGATCAGTGGAATGAAGTTTATGGAAAGCTAGGTAGACCAGAGTCACCAGATAAATATAAACTAGAAGCTAAATCAGATGTTGTACCATTAGATGAAGGTGCAGTTAAATCTTTTGCAGAAAATGCTCACAAGCTAGGTTTAAATAATAAACAAGCTCAAGGTATTCTTGAATACTATAAGAACTCTATGGAAGGTTCTGCTCAACAAGCAAGAGTAGATACAGAAACTGCACAAGCAAATGCAGAAGCTGAACTTCGTAAAGAGTGGGGTAGATCTTATGAGGATAATATTAAGAAAGCAGGAGCTGTAGCAAAAGCAAATATGAATGGAGACATTTTAAATTTAGAACTTAAAGATGGTACAAGAGTTGGAGATCATCCTGATGTTATAAAAGGCTTTGCTAACATTGCTAATCTTTTATCTGAAGATAAATTAATTGGTACTGAAAGCGAAAATGTTGACAAAGGTACAGACTACGAAGCTGAAATAAGTAAAATTGTTAATGACAGGGATGGTCCATATTGGAATAAAGGTCACCCAGATCATGACAAAGTAGTTCAGCAAGTGTTTACTTTAAGAACAATGCTTAATGGATAACAAAGAATTAAGATTAGAAATACTTCGTATTGTTGTAGAGAGTGGATCAGAAAATCAAAAATCTAATCCCTTGCCAATCTGCGAAGAATATTATAAATGGGTTTGTAAGCCGAATGAAAATTCGGCTAACAAAAGTAAGACAATGCGTAAGCACCTTACTGACAAGAAGGAATAGACTCTAGTCTAACAGACTTTAAATGCAAGAGAAGCCAAATTTTTTTGAGAACTCCTCTGATTTTGTTTAATAATAACTTAACAAATAATAGGAGACAATTATGTCAACTGAAATAACAAAAGCATTTGTAGAACAATATAGTTCAAACATACAAATGTTATCACAACAAAAAGGATCACTTTTAAGAGACAAAGTGAGACTTGAGTCTGTTACAGGGAAGAATGCTTTCTTCGACCAAATTGGTTCTGTAACTGCAACTGTAAGATCAACTAGACACTCTGACACTCCACAAGCAGATACTCCTCACTCAAGAAGAAGAGTTTCACTTGTTGACTATGAGTTCGCAGATCTTGTAGACGATCTAGACAAAGTAAGAATGTTAGTAGATCCTACTTCTAGCTATGCACAAGCTGCTGCTTATGCAATGGGTAGAGCAATGGATGATGCTATCTTAACTGCAGCAATCGGTTCATCTGATACAGGTGTTGCTGGTGGTACTGCTGTTGCATTACCTGCTGGTCAAAAAATCGTTGAATCTGGAACTGCAGGTTTAACTGTTGCTAAATTAAGACAAGCAAAAGAAATCATTGATTTAGCTGATGTTGATCCTTCACTAAAAAGATACATCGTAGTATCTCCAAAACAGATCTCTGATCTATTAGGAACTACTGAAGTAACTTCAAGTGATTTCAACACAGTAAAAGCATTAGCTGCTGGAGATGTTAATACATTCCTTGGCTTTGATTTCTGTGTGTCTAACAGACTAGCAATCGCTTCAAGCAAAAGAAAATGTATCGCTTTCGTACAAGATGGTGTTGCATTAGCTGTAGGTAAAGACTCTACTGCTAGAATCGATGAAAGATCTGACAAAGGCTACGCAACTCAAGTTTACTATTCTGCTGCATTCGGTGCGACTAGAATGGAAGAAGCTAAAGTTGTAGAAGTACAGGCTCACGAAGCATAATAAATAGAATTTTAGGGGGTGGAAGCGAGAGTGGAAACCCCCTAGAGTGCATGAAACAAATAAAAGATTTAAAAACAGTATTACATTTTAAGAAAGGGGATCATATCTATAGATATGTATTGGTGGACAGATTTAAAAATGATGGTAAGTACCATTATGGTTTTGATGCTAAAGAAGAAAGAACTACAGAAGAAATCTTTGCATTAGAAAAAGATAGACAGATAAGGCGAAAGTATATTATAAAGGAGTAATATGGCATCAGTAGTAGACATTTGTAATGGAGCATTAAATCAACTTGGTGCGTCAACAATATTATCACTTACAGAAGATTCAAAAAACGCAAGACTTTGCAACGCAAGATACACACAAGTTAGAGATAGTTTATTTAGATCTCATCCTTGGAACTGTTTAGTTAAAAGAGTTGAACTTGCAAAAGATACGGAAACACCTTCATGGGGTTTTAGTTATCAGTTTACTTTACCTGCAGATTGTTTGAGAGTTCTTACAATTTTAAATTATGATTATGATTATAAAATTGAAGGAAGAAAAATTGTAGCAAACCATGGAACAGTTAAGATACAATATGTTGCAAGAATTACAGATGCCAATCAATATGATGAGTTGTTAAGAGAAACAATATCTGCTGCATTAGCTGCTGACATTGCATACGCAGTTACATCATCTAATCCTGTTGCTTCTAATATGTACAATTTATTTCAAGATAAATTAAAAGAAGCTAGATTTGTAGATGCTACTGAAGGTTACAATACTAATCCAGATAATGGTCAAGCAGATGTAATGGGAGCTTCTACATTTATAAACTCAAGGTACTAACCTATGGCTAGAGTTGCTGTTCAATTAACCAATTTTACTGGTGGAGAATTATCACCAAGACTAGATGGTAGAAATGATTTAGCTAAATATCCTACAGGATGTAAAACATTAGAGAACATGATTATCTTTCCTCATGGAAGTGCGGCAAGAAGATCTGGTACACAGTTTGTTTCAGCTCCTT